GGAACATCATTATCTTCACCACCATAAACTTGAACTGACTTTGCGTTTGCGTATACCTTTGGTACAACTGCTTTAAAATCATTAACTGTTACTGCACGACCTTGAGCTGCATAATCAAGAGGTGCATTAAATTTAATTGATTCTATACTTTCTTTTTCTGCACCACCAGATGCATTACCAACTGTTGCAGTTGTAATATCGGTAATTGTAGATATTGTTGCAGCTGTTGAAAAAGAACTAGCACCATTTGCTTTAGTTTTATTTGTAACAACATAACGCATACGAACAATATTACCATCAGATAATGCTTTACCAGTTACACCATCACCAAAGTATATTTCAAACTTACCATCTATACTTTCTTGTAAAAAGTATACGTTAGATGTAGAAGACGTTTGTGTAGTATCTGTTGCAAGTGTAAAAGTTGTAGTATTGGTTGAACTTGCAGTATCAAATACATCAACAATTAAAGTTGTAGTATCTCCATTAGGGTCATTAATATAAAATTTTTGGTCTACATTCTTTTTATCTACGGTATAACGATTAGTTACATAAGTTCCTTCATATATTGGGATATTGGAAAAAGATAAAACACCATTTACAGCTTGTGATGTATGTTCTGCGACTGTCACAAATTGATAGTTTACATCATCTATAACTGTAGTGAATATTGTTCCCACTGGAATAGTTGCAGAAGTTAGGTTACCAAAATTATTAAGTGTAATATTAACCTTTGCAATCGGTGCTCTTGCAGAGTTTGGAGTATAACCCAAAGTCTTTGCATGAGATACAACTGAAGAACGAACAGCTGCAGTATCAAGAAACGCTTCATTTGCAACCATATTCATGTTCATTGCAAGGTAATGTGTATTGTATGCAAGTACATCCAACAATGCACTCATACCAGAACCTTCAAAATCGTAATCGGTAAACTCATCTTGATTACGCATGAAAGTTTTTAGATTGAGTTTAATATCATCAAAGTCTAAATCAGTAACGTCTAATTTTTTTGCTGTTGCCATTATCGTAGTCTCTCTAATGTGAATGATAAATCAACAAGTTCTGCTGGTTTATTTTTAATATAAAATTCAACTATAACCTCATAAGTATTTGAGTCAAATCTTGGAATAACCTCAACACCAGAAAGTTGTGCTCTAGGTTCAAAATTATTAATTACGTCTTGTATCTTTTGAGAAAGAACTTGTGCAGTTAGAGGTGTCATATTTTCAAATAACATTTCACGGACTCCAGAACCAATTTCTGGGTGAAAAGGTTTTTCATAATATCCATATTGAACAAGATTACGCACACTTCTTTTCACTGCGGCCGCATCAGTTAAGGTTTGTATTTCTTTCGTAACTGGATGCCTACCAAAGTTAAGATTTAAATCTTTGTATATTCTAGCAGAACGAGGAGAATTATTAGTTCTCTCTGCATCTCTATATGCTGGTTGTACTGCCATTTATGCTCCTAAACTCCCTATTGGTTTGCAGATATATTCTACTGAATCCCAATCACCGTCATGAGGAATTAATGCGTGTTCTAATAACATATCTTCACAAGATGTTCTATTATCAAACTGTTCTATATCTTGAGATAAACAAGTACTTCCAGTACATATTGTTAATAGTAACCCCCAAATAACTTCCATGATGAACTCCTCTATTGTATTTATACAAACGTACTAGATGTGGTAGAACTTCCAGTAGATGCATTTGCAAGTGCAACACCTCTTTCAGATTTAAATCTATTAATTAAACCACCATGTAATGCTGGACTACTTCTAAATCTAGTTGGAACAGTATTAATCTTAATATCATGTATTTCATTAATTAAGTCTGCATCTGTAATTACTGTTACTGGTGGATTCTTTTTTGCGTTCTTTTGTTTTAGACTAGTATGTGCTTCTCTGAATATCTTTCTAGCACCGCCTGGCCCAAACTGAACTGCTGTACTCCAGACTGTATCTTGTAATCCATTACTATGTGAACCATCACAAACATTAATTCCAGTATCTTTTGCAATTGTACGAACTGCTGGGTCATGATGTGTTCTCTGGATAAAGTCATGTTGTGCCTGTTTAAACCTTGTCGCAGTTGTATCATTTGCAGCTAGTTCTTTCCACTTGTTTCTAAAGTTTATATCACCTCTTGTTGCAGCTGTATTACCACCAGCATTGTTTAGACTATTATAAAAATCTGAATATCCGTTTTCTTCTTTTGCAAGAAATGCCATCCAACTCTTAAATGTTCCAACCTTTGTCGCAATCTGATAAGAACCATATGACCAACCACCTCTATCTTTTGATGCAGACTTTGTATTGATTGCGCCTGGATTACCATTTGACTCATATCGTTCTGACTGCGAACCCAAGTCTGGTCTAGTACAATCGCCTGGCACTGTAATTGCATTTTCTGGTATCGCACCACTCTCTGCACCAGAACCACCAGCGGAAACTGCACCACCACTTCTTCCTGCTGGGGGAAGAAGGCTTGTTGTCTGTCCAGTTTGTTCATCTACCTCTTCTGGTTCATCATCACCAGCACCACCAACTGTTGAAGACTTTGGTTCTGAAGTTAATATCTCTGGGAGTTGTATCTCTGTTAAATCTGTTTCTGTAACTTCTGTAGGTTCTGTAACATCACTTGAGTCACCGATAAAGACAGTTCCAGACCCAACTTCAATTATGTTAGAACCATCACCAGCAGAAATACCAGCAGGGTCATCACCAGTATCAGCAGTATCACCTTTACGAGCTGCGTTCTGTGTTCCACTTGGTTGATTAATTTTTACGGTTGCACCATCTAAAGTTACATCACCAGTAATATCCATATCAAGAGTTGTACCAATACGAATAGTGGATGACTCTGTAATGTTTTGTTCGTATGTTTCTTTTAGAAACTCTTGAACCTTTGCACTATAGTTTTTGGTAATATCAGATTTAATATGTTCTGAGAACGTACCATCTTCTGCACCATATCTTAAATCTATATTACCGTGAATACTTTCATCAAATGTATCATTGTATACATTAAATACTGCACCGTTAATATCAGTTGTTCTACTTCCTTCAATCTTCTTTGTTTGGTTTCCACCAACATCTTCAGTGTAATCATCTGTAACTTCTATATTAAATGCTTTACATTTAATATTTAAAACACCTTCAACTGTAAGATGCATATCACCTTGAATGTGTTCATTATTATTTCCACTAACAAGATGATAATCATTTGATACAACTTTGTCTACACGATTACCTACAGCATCAATCTCATAAAAAGTTCCAGAGTTTGCATATTGTCCAACTCTTTCTGCACCAGAGGTATCATCAAATTCTGTAGTATGTCCTACCTCTGACTCAAATACATGGTTCTTTGGGTATACTGCATTATATGTTGTGGTAGGTTCATCATAGGTAGTTCCATCTGCACTACGAATACCCTCAACAACTTTTGCTTTCTTATCACCCACAATTGTATCTTGTACTTCAAAGTTTCTTGCAAGTCTGTTTGTATCTGGTTCTCCAGTAGTTCTTGGATATACAGAAACATTATATCCATCTAACTCTGGATTTGTTTCTCTACGATTAGGGTCATTAAATCCTATATTTGGGTCACCAAGTTTTTCTGGAACACCAGGCAGTGAACCCATAATAACTGGTTCTTGTAATCTTTCTGGGTCACGAAAGAAACCTACGACCCAAGTTCCTTCAACAAGGAAGCCAGGAGTGTGACCCATACCATTCATTGATGGTGTATGAATTGTTTGAAGTACCCATGCCCACGGCAAGTCTTCCGTAGGTATTTTTGTTTTCTTATCTGTATGGTATCCTACGCAACGTACACGCACACGACCTAATTTTGTTGGGTCATTTCTATCCTCAACAACACCAGTGAACCATATAAATCCGTCTTGACCTTGAAAATTTTCCATGTGATTATTTAGTGCGACAAATAAAAAAAGAGAGAACCGAAGTTCCCTCTCTTCCCAATCCAAAGTCAACCAAACCGTAGTAAGTTTCCCAGCGAATTGTTCTCCTTTACTTGTGTCACCCTTTTCTAATCCGAATCTAATTCAGCGATTAAGTACGCACCGAAGTTGGGATATGCGTAGTGGAGTTTTTATTTAAAGACGAAAACCCACTAGAAAAATTAGTCTCGCAATTTCAATTTTGTTTTAAGTCAAAAACTGGGGGCACCCTCAAAACGACTATTCTTATTTATTCCATTTTTCTGATAGTAACATTGCACTATCTTTTATCATGTTAGTATACACTATATCATATCCAGTTCCTGCTGTCAAGGATTCTTTTTTAACTAGATGTTTATGCATATGTGTAAGTCCATCTAACTTATCTAAAAGAGTTTTACACATATGGTCAAACTCTGTATCTTCAATTAAATTAATATTCTTTTCATAATATAGATATGAGAACATTAAATAATATGGTATTAACATATTAGGATTTGTTTCCCATATTCTATTTTGCAATGAACACTCCACCAACACCAATCATTGAAAGACCAACAAAACAAACTATTAACATTTCACCAAAGGTATTTGCATTTTCCATACACTTACCATCACAATCATTTCCAGAACCAGCGATAGCCATTAGTCCAACCATAATTAAAATTCCACCAAGTATTTTCATTACTTC